GTGGTACAAGACCTTTGACCCCGAGTGGAAAGAGGAGGACCTCAATGTGAGAAAAGCCATCTTTGACTCCATTGCCGAGTCCCACCACTGGATCGACGACGTAATAGTCCAGTGGCCCGGAGGTTTACCTTCTGGCTGCTATGGAACGAACCAAATCGACTCGGTGGCGAACCTTGTGGTCCTTGTGCGATCCTTTCAGACTGCACTATCGGACCGGGAGATAGCCGAGGAGGTGTACATGGTCACTCACGGCGACGACAACATCGTCAGCGTAACGGACCGTGTGGCTGCGTTAGTGACTCCAAAGGCCATCGAAGCCTACGGAAAGTCTATTGGCATGACATACACCAGTGCCGACAAAGCCGAAATTACCGGATACAAACCTATCTCCGGCATCTCCTTCCTGAAACGAACCTTCGTCCAACTTAAAGGTCACCCAGGTATTTGGCTCGCTCCCCTTGAGATCGACTCCATCAGATCCTCTGTTCAATGGACCCGGAGAGGAGTGTGCATCCAAGACTACGTCCGAACTATTGAGTCTGCACTTGAAGAACTTGAACTTCACCAAGGCGAAGCTATTGAGGATACCCAAACTATCAAACACCATGCTAATCTAGCCAACATCCGTCCCATCTACTCTTCACTACCAGAACTGGTGTGCAAGTATTGGACGGGTCTGAAACTAGAGTACAACCAGTTCTCACCTTACTGGTTCACACGGCATAGGACCTTCCGATGCGCCCAGGCGCCTGAACAGGTCCCTAGGAGCGACAGTGGCATTGTCGCTGCTAGTAACTAACCAGCCCGAAACGAAAAACAACAATATGTAAGCAGTTCAAGGAACTGCGGTCCGCAATCGGAAGCGGACCTCCCCATCGTAGCCCAGTCCTGGAGGCCTTCCGCAGGTTTTATCGGACACGGCTCACTCATCGGCGAAAACTACAACACCGCCGAACAAGCATTACCCCGACGAACGAACGACATCCTGCCAGAAGCGCGGGTTTCGGGAAATGTCACTAACACAACCACCAAGGAAGGCGACACTCTCGCTACAGTCCCTGAGGTCCCAGAGATCTCGGGTGACACACGCGTCGGTCTCACCACCTTCGTGGACCAAGTTCCCATGCGTCAAGGAACCGATCGCCTCGAGCAATCTCTGAAGAGTTTTGCCCTCGAAGACAAGATCCACACCCTAGAGTCATTTCTCTCCCGTCCGTTGCCCCTTCCCTCTCTTGAGTGGAATCAAACGCAGGCTGAAGGGTCGATTATCACGCAGTGGGAAGTGCCGGATTTCATCTTCGACACTCTCCAGACAGCCACGAACCCTCACAAATTCAAGATCCAACAATTTCAGTTTCTTAAAGCATCAGTGACGCTGCGCATTGCCCTGAACGCCTATCAGTTCTTGCAGGGCAGACTTCTCCTGGTATTTGACCCCTTAATCAATATGCGTGGAGGTAGGCTGTCCACGGGGCTCACCTACTACAGTGGGCTCCCGCACGTCGAAATTGACCCAAATAATAACCGTCCTATGGAATTGACAGTGGACATGAATGCCCCCTATTCCCATTGGAACACAGGAGCGGGGTGGTACGACATGGGCATCTTTCGCCTCGTCGTTCTCTCCCCACTACGGGGCTCAGTGTCTTCGCATGTAGTGAGTATCACTCCCTCATTCTACCTATCAAACGTGGAGCTCTCCTTACCTACTGATTCCCCTATGGATACAGCCTCAGAGAATACAATTCCACCTGGTACACAACCCCCAGACCCCTCAAACAATATTCTCGCCCAGGCGGGAGAAATGGCCCAAGAGGCGAACCCTGACTCCGAGGAGCATCAAGCCCGCACTGAAGGCGTGATCTCGGGCCCGGTGTCCGGTATCGCCATGGTCGCCCGAGGACTTGACAAAATGCTTGGTCCCTTCATTCCTCTCGTGTCCCAAGTGACTTACCACGTCGCCTGGATCTCTGATTGGGTGGCCGGCGCTGCTCGATTCTTTGGGTTCAACAAGCCATCATC